GGAACTGGCCGACCTCGCCGCCGCATTCAACGCCGCCCGCATGTCCAACCAGACGGCCGCCCTCAACGAATTCTTGGACTACACCGAAACCAAAGCACTGCCCGACAACATGCTGATGGTCGAGTCTGCCGAATTCCAAGCCAAGGAACTGTGCCGCCTCACCAACATTCCGTTTTACCTTGCTGGCGTCAACATCGGCAGTTACCAGTACACGACCAGCCGTGGCGCACGTGAAGACCTGTACCTGTTCGGCGCCCGCCAATACCTCGACTGCGTGTCGCAGACACTCAGCATGAACAACGTGCTACCGCGCGGCACCTACGTCAAATTTGACATCGACGACTACCTGCAAGGCGTCGTCGAAGACGCCATGGAAGACATGCCCGAAACCACACAGACCCCCGACACCGCACCCTTGGAGGACTGATGCACATTCAACTATCCGCAGGCTTCGCACTTGACGTGCAAGCCGAAGCCGGGGAAACGTCCGGCCGACGTGAGATCTCCGGTCTGGCCGCGCCCTATCAGGTGTCCGCCACCGTGTCCGGAGGCGAGTCCGTCATGTTCGCCCCCGGCTCGTTGCCGGTCGACGGCAAAGCCCCGAAACTGTTCATGTACCACGACGCCTCCCAGCCGGTTGGCCTGGTCACGGAACGACGCGAAGCCGCCGATGGTTCCGGCATGTTGTTCACTGCCAAGATTGCGGCCACAGCGGCCGGCGACGAAGCACTGCAACTCGCCAAAGAAGGCGTGTTGGACAGCGTGTCCGTGGGTGTGGACGTGATCGACTCGTACCAGATGGAGGACGGCACCACCGTCATCACCCTGGCTGAATGGCGGGAATTGTCATTGGTCCCCATTCCGGCCTTCGCCAGTGCTACCATCACCGATGTGGCCGCCTCGGCGGACATGACTCCCGACACCGAAAACGATCAAATCCTCAGCAAGGAGAACGAAGTGTCCGAAGTCGAAGCCGCCGCCCCCGAGGCCGCACCCACCGCCCCCGTCATCTTCGCCCAGCCCAAGAAGGCTCCCCGCCTCCCCTCGGCCGGCGAGTGGATGGCCGCCTACCACATCGGAGGCGACACCTTCTCCAAGGTCAACAGCCAGGTGATCGACTGGAAGAAGGAGAACCAGTCGACCTTCGAGGCGGCCGCCGGTGACGTGGCCACCACCAACACGCCCGGTCTGTTGCCGGTTCCGGTGTTGGGCCCGTTGGTGCAGGACATCAACTTCGTGCGTCCGGTCGTGAACCGTCTCGGCGCCCGCGCCTACCCGGACGGCGGCGCGCAGAAGACGTTCGTGCGTCCCACCATCACCACGCACACGTCGGCCGGAGTCCAGTCCGCCGAATTCGATGCCGTGTCGGCCACCACGATGGTGATCGCCGCCAACACCATCAGCAAGTCGACCGTGGCGGGGCAGGTCACCCTGTCCGCCCAGGACATGGACTTCACGTCGCCCGCCGCCATGCAGTTGATCCTCAACGACCTGATGGGCGAATACATGTTGGCCACCGACAACATCGCCTGTGACAACCTGCTGGCCGCCGCCACCTCAAGCGGCGTTTGGGACGGCACCGTGACCGACCTCATGAAGTCGATCTACGACGCCGCGGTAGACGTGTCCAACAACCGCAACTTCTTCCCGGACACCATCTTCGTGTCGCCGGACGTGTGGGGCCAGATGGGCCAGTTGGTCGACGGTTCCAACCGTCCCGTCTTCCCGTACGTTGGTTCGCCCGGCTTGCAGGGCTTCAACGCCTTGGGCGGCGGCAACGCCACCACCTGGACGGGATCCAACCCGCTCGGCCTCGAGATCGTCGTGGACAGCAACTTCGCTGCCAAGACCATGATCATCACGAACAGCCAGAAGGCCTACGAATTCTACGAGCAGATCCGCGGCCTCATGTCCGTGGAAGTGCCGTCGACGCTCGGACGCACCTTCTCGTTCTACGGCTACGTCAGCACCTTCGCTGCCGTGTCCGGCATGATCCGCAAGATCACCCAGGCCTGATCGGAGGGGCCGCCCGATGGCGACCTACACAGTTCAGTACGGCATCATCATTCCCGGCTACGTCACCGCCACTACGCTGACCCCCAACGAAATCGTGGTGGGCGGATCGGTGACCGTCGCAGGTGCGGGAGCGGCATACAACGGGACGCACACCGTCTATGCCCTCCCGCAATACCTGCCGATCAACACCAACACTGACGGCATCATCGAATACGACACCTCGTATCCGTTGGCCAACGCTGTCATGTGGGCATCGACGCAGACACCCGAGACGATCAACGCCATCAGTGGCACCATCGCCTACACGCCGACCTGCACCTGGATCACCGGCACCAACATCCAAGACTGGCTGGGCATCACCTTGGCCGGTGGCGCAGAAACCACGTTCCTGAACCAGTGCGCGGCCGCCGCTAACGCCTTCTGCTACCGACGCCGTGAGGAGTCCGGGTATGTGGACGCACTGGCCACCAGCCCGTCCGGTGACGTCACCCTCGGAACGATCATGTATGGCGGCGCCCTGTACCGTCAGCGTGGCGCCATCGACCAATTCGCGTCGTTCACCGAAATGGGCACCGCACCCACCGTGGGCCTTTCCCCACTGATCAAGCAACTGCTTGGCATCTCGAGGCCGCAGGTCGCATGACATGGCCTACACCGATCTGTTCAACGAAGCGATTGACGACCTGTCCGCCACCCTGGCGACGATCTCCGGTCTGCGCGTCGTAACTGATCCGGGCAAGATCAATCCACCCTGCGTCTTCCTGGACGCCCCCAGTTGGACGTCGTTCAACGGTGGCAACATCGTAAAGATGGATTTCTCCGTGCGCGTCTTCTCGCTGGGCCCGTCCAACCTTGACGCCCTCCGCAACATCCTGGCGATCTGCGCCCAACTGTTCGAAAAGAACATTGCAGTCACAGACGGCCGGCCCGTATCGGTCGTTATCGGCGGCCAAGAATTCCCCGCCTACGACCTCACAATCCCCTTACAAGCACAGGTGGCATGACATGGCATATCGCATCATCTCCGCGCGTCTGGGCGAACCTGGCGCAATCTGGACACCCGTGGAGGGCATCAACGTCGAAGCGTTGATCGCCGGAGGATTCATCGAGGACACCCACACCACCCCCGGCAAATCTGCTAAAAATAAGAACAAGGCTCCCGACGCCGCCAACACGGATCAGGAGTAATCATGCCCACGTCGACATACCTCAGCAACCCAGTCGTCACCGTCAACGCTGTCGACTTGTCCGACCAGTGCAGCGGCGCCAACCTCAACCAGACGTTCGCGCAGTTGTCCAACACCGCTTTCGGTGACACTGCCATGAAGTACACGGCCGGTCTGCAGGAGAACAGCATCACCCTCGATCTGTACTGGTCGACCGCCTCGAGCGAGACGTACGCCACCCTCAAGGCGCTGGTGGGCACCTCCACCAACGTGACCATCAAGGGATCGTCGGCCGCAACGTCGGCCACCAACCCGCTGGGCACCCTCACCGGAGGCTTCCTGGCTGAACTGCCGGTCGTCTACACGGTGGGCGAACTGGCCACCTGCTCGATCACCTTCAACGGTGGCACCTTCGCCTGGACCGAGGCGTGATTCATCCCTAACCCGAAAGGCCCGACATGAAACTGCATCTCAAGGTTGATATCGGTGATGGCCCGTTTGTGGTCACCACCAACCTGCAAACCATCATCGCCTGGGAGCGTAAGTACCGACGCAAAGCCGGTGACCTCGCAGCCGGGATCGGCATGGAAGACCTTGCTTTCATGGCATGGGAAACGTGCAAGCAGAAGAAGATCGTGGTGCCCGTCGAATTCGACTCGTTCGTGGCGCGTCTCGTCGAGTTGGAGGTGGTGTCGGAGGAGGCGTCCGGCCCTTTCCCTCCGGCACCTACCGACGCTCTTTAGCAGAACTGCTAATCAGCACAGGCTGGTGGCCACCTGATGTACCCTTTGACACGGACGACCTTGCGACGGTCGCCGCAATCTTCAAGGAGCGAAACAGGTGACAGCGAGTATCCGGGTGGAAGGCGTGGCGGAGACCCTGCGGGTACTTCAACGCCTCAACCCTGAACTTCGTAAAGACCTAATCCGCGACATGAAGAAGGTGGCCAAGCCGGTCACCGATGCCATAAAGGGCAACTACACCGACGAATTGCTGTCCGGCACGACCCGCACCTGGGCACCTCGAGGACGCACCATTTTCCCGTACAGCCGTGGCAAAGCGGCCGCCGGTGTCAAGGTCAGCGCGTCGGCTTCCAAGCGCACACAAACGATTCTGGCTATCAGCCAGAAGGATCCTGCCGCGTCCGTCTTTGACATGGCAGGCCGCAAGACCGCTAACCGGTTGGGACAAGCCTTTGACACACGTTTCCCGGCACCGTCGCGCGTCATGTGGCGATCCTACGAACAGGCTGACGAAGGCATGCTGGACGAAATCCGGCAGGTTGTCGCCCGCGTCGAGGACAGCCTGACCGCCCTGCAGAAAGCGATCCTGTAATGGCCATCAAAATTCCGATCATTACCGAACTGCAAGACGAAGGCATCAAAAAAGCCAAGCGCGAATTCGACAAATTCAAGGGTGCCGTGGCCGGAGCCGAAGGCGGCATGGGCAAATTCAAGGCCGGTTCCAAAGCCATCTTCGACGGCATCCAAGCCAACGCCGCCACTTTCGCCACAGCAGCCGCAGGCGCCTTCGTCACCTTCGCCGCCCAAGGCGTCACCGCCTTCCAAGAACTGGCGTTGTCAGCCGACAAGTTTGCCGGGGCCACCGGACTGGCCGTTGAAGAAGCGTCACGCCTCATGGAAGTAGCCGGTGACCTCGGCATCGAGGCCGGCACGGTGGAAACCGCCATAGGCAAAATGAACCAGAACTTGGGCAAGTCGCCAGACCTGTTCGAGGAACTGGGCGTCCAAGTGGAGTACGCCAAAGACGGCACCGTTGACGCCAACGAAACGTTCCTGAACGTTATTGACCGACTCAACAAGATCAAAGACCCGGCGGAGAAAGCCCGTGTCGCCACCCAACTGTTGGGCAAGGGATGGCGCGACATGTCCAACCTGATCCAACTGGGATCGGACGACCTCCGCAAGTCGCTGTCACAAGTGTCGGACGCCAAGACGATCAGCCCGGAAGAAGCGGCCAAAGCCAAAAAGTTCCGCGACAACATGGACAACCTCAAAGACACCATTGAGGATCTGTCCTTGCAGATTGGCGAAGTACTGGTGCCCGCAATCGCAGACGCAGTTGAGCAAATCGAAAAACTGAATGTGCCTGAAATCGGTGGCGGATGGTTCGAAACAAACTTTGGCCGCACACCCACCCAGAAGTACGTGGGCAACATGAAACTTGTCCAAGGCGCATTGGAACTAATCGGCTTTTCGTTTGGTGAGGCGAAGCAGGATGAACCGTTGATCTCCGACGAGGAAGTCAACAACATGCAGATGGCGGCCACAGACCTCGAGAATGCCAACCAGCAAACCTTGAACCAGATCAAGTACGGCAGACTCAACCCGTTCAAGGGCACCACCGACTCCGCCAAAAAACTGTCTACCGAACTAGAAAACATTGACAAAGCGTGGCAAAACCTCGTCGACCGGCTGACAGCAAAAACCGTCTTTGACGAAGCCACCACATCTTTGACTCGGCTCGAGGAAGCAGCCGCCGACGCATTCGGTGCACCCACCCAAGAGAACCTGGCGACCTACAACGAGCAGGCCGCGCAATTCGCCGGACTGTTGGCCACCATCGCCGGGAACATGGGCGCGATCTCGTCTATGGCGATCAAACTGCGTTTTGAGTTGGACGGCCCGGCGGCCGCATTGGACCTCGCCAAATGGCTGGCCGGTGGCGCCGAGTACGGCAACCTGACACCCTCGCAGCGTCTCGGTGAGGCAGGTCTGTCCATCGGTTCACCGTTGCCCCCGCTGAACTTCGGTGCCCCAACTATGACGCCCACCAGCGGCACCTCGAGTAACACCGGCAACACCTTCAACGTGACCGTCACCTCCGCGGATCCCACGGCCGTGGTTCGTGCCTTGCAGGATTACAACCGTCAATCCGGCCCCGTGCCCGTCACCACTCGGCAGCCGTAATGGCCACCAGCAACTGGGAATTCCTGAAAGGCACCTATTCAGGCCTCAACTTTACGTCCAAGGTTTTGTCGGCCACCATCACCCAAGGCCGCGAAAAATATTTGGATCCGTACTCCGGTGGCGTCCTCCGGTTCACGATCAACAACACCGGCGAATACGCCAGCAACTTTGCTTTCAACGACAAGATTGTGGTGCGTCGAAACGGATCCGGCACTGGCGGATTCCAGGACTGGTGGACAGTCCAAGAAATTGACTTCCAGGACTACCCAGGCAACACCGGTCTGCCGACCGCAACCATCACTTGCGTCGACGCACTGGCCCGCTCCGGCCGCTACCAGGCGATCAGCAAATCGCTAACACAAGTAGCCACCTTCGGCCAAGCCGCGCAATTCAACGGTGACCCGCTACCAGCAGATCTTGTGGTGTTTACGTCCGGTGGTGGTGGTGGCAACTCGACGGCCAGCGCACAGACGTACACCGGAACCGTCCTGAACCAGATCAATTCGCTGAATGCGACGGAACGTGGCGTCATTCGCACAGGTGTCCGGACCACCGAAGGTCAACAAAACATCCTGCCGTACGCCCGAAACCAGATCACCAACCAGTCCGTTGGCAGTTTCACCTTTGGTCGCACCCCGGACAGCGCCACCATCGCCTACCAAGAATTTGACCGCATCCAAAACGGTCTGCAATTCATCAACACAGCCACCATTATTCCCGAAGGCTTGGCGTCGCAAACGGAAGTGAACAGTGCGTCCGTCGCCACCTACGGTGCCGCCTTCTACAGCGCGTCAACCGTCGACTTTGACATCACCCAAGCAGACGGCAATGCCGCATGGATCGCCAACACTTTCTCCAACCCGGCTTCGCTACGGTTCCGAATCACGTTCTCGGATCTGACCCAAAATTCGACGGCCTATTTCAACTTTCAGGAAGCGTTACCGCGTGGCCTTACCTACACGCTTGCCTACCGGGTGCCGGGCGCAGGTAGCAACACCAGTTTGCAGGTCGTCCTGGAGGGCTGGACTGTGCAGATGACACCGGCAGAAACACGGTGGACGCTGAGTTTCAGCCCGTTGACCTACTACCAGTTCTTCACACTTGACTCCACAACGCTGGGTATTCTGGATACCAGCAGACTCGGATGGTGATCTAATGGCAACCCAGTACACGGCAGGACTATCGGCAGGGCAAATCCTGACGGCCGCAACCATGAACCAGATCGGCGCGGCGACCGAAACATTTACGCCCACGATTATGGGCAACGTTTCGGGCACCGTGGGAATTGGAAACGGCACGTTGACAGGCAACTACTTCCGCTTTCAGAAATTTGTGGTTGTGAACTACAACCTGGTTTGGGGTAGTTCAACGTCTGTTGTAGGCGTATCCGGCTTGTGGTTGTTCTCCGTCCCGATCGGCAACGCCACCCGAGGCAACGCAGTCGGCCGCATTCTTGACGCCGGATCTACCTACTACCGCGTCACCGGCCTTGCGTCATCGAACAAAATGATCTTGCAAGCCACTGACACTGGTTCCGAGGTGCAAAACACTGTGCCAATGACGTGGGCGACCAACGACGTTCTCAACGTGACGTTTGTTTATGAAACGAGTGCCTAATGACCACCATTCACCTGCCCAACCCGAACGACGCTGAACTGTCTGACGACCAATGGCTCGACGGTTGCCGCTTCCATCGCAACCTATTGTTGGCGGAATCCGATTGGACGCAACTGCCGGACGCCACGGTAGACCGTGACGCTTGGGCCGCCTATCGGCAGGCCCTCCGCGACTTCCCGGCCACGTGGACGCCCGGCCCCACCGTCACGTTCCCGGACAAGCCGTGAAATCTATGGCCGTCCTCGTGGCCCTGCTGGCTGCCGTCGCCATCTGGGTGGTCGCCGGATGCTCCGACCGCACCCGTGAGAACTGCCAGACCCTTCCTACCGCACCCCGGTGCGACACTCACACAGGAGCCACGACACCGTGAAGCGATACACCAACTCCGAGATCAAAGCGCGGCTGATCCTCGCCATCGGCATCTGCCTCGGCCTCACGTTCATGATGTCAGTAGGCGCACTCCTGTACGGCCTGCTGTTCGTCGTCCAACCCCTCGAGGTGTCCCCCAACGACGAGTCAGCATGGGCGACACTCAACCCGCTGGTGCTGTTCATGACCGGCGCCCTGTCCGGCGTACTCGCCTCCAACGGCCTCAAAGACAAAGACAAGCAGGAAGACCACCAATGATCAGTTCATCCATCACCGTGACCACCACACC